CTATTAGGACGAACAAACAAACCTACCTGCGCGAAGCACGGTTGTATAAATAACAAACTTAATAATAGTAAAATCTTACGCATCACTTAATCCTCAAATAATTTACGACAGCAGCTGAAGTTGAATTCGTACTATAAATTGTAAAACCAACAGTTGCTGCCACAACCACTGAAAACGACTCAGCAGCTGGTGTTGCTCCCGCCTGAGTAACCATAACTATACTACCACTTGTAATGCTTGTGTCAACAACGGCTACACTGCCTGCTGTTAGGAAGGTAGCTGTACCAGTTGTTAATAGCGCCGTTCCTGTTCCACCATGAGCTACAGATACCGGTGTATCTAAATTAATTGTCGGGGATGTATCTAATGTACCGCCGCCTGTTAAACCCGTACCAGCAGTAACAGTTAACACATTATATGCTGCTGCTCCAGGGCTGCTAGATGTATTAGATAGAATCCCATGCCCTGCGGCATTTGTAAGGCTAAAACTTAATGCTTGTCCAGTAATGCTGGATGTAAATAACGGACTTAAGTTACCTGTTGTATTCACAGTTGTTGATGGTAAATCAGCTGCTGCTAAGACGTTATAAGCTGGAGCTGCTGATGTTCCTGTATTGTTACCTAAGAAACTGTGGGCGCTTGCGTTACTTAAAGCAAACCCTAAAGTTTGTGTTGTTAATGTTGTTGTAAAGAGTGGGCTTAAACCGCCAACGCTAGTGACGACTGTTGAGCCTAAATTACTATTACTGATTGGTACTGTTAAATTAATCGTCGGTGACGTAGCGACTGCTCCACCACCATTCAAACCAGTACCAGCTGTCACATTAAGAACATTATAAGCGGGAGCAGCAGAGCCACTAGTAGTGTTGGATAAAATTGCGTAACTAGCTGCATTAGATAAAGCGAAACTTAATACCGGTGCTGTTGTAGGACTAGCTATAGATGCTGTAAATAGTGGACTAAGATTACCTGTTGAAATTGTGGTCACTGTACCAGTTCCAGATACTGTCGCTGGCACCCAATTTGTGCCATTAAATTCTAGGGCTTGTCCTGTAGTTGGAGATCCTGCTATGAGAGCAAGAATTGCTAAAGGTTGTGTAGCTGCGCCGGTTCCACCGCTTGTAATAGGAACAGCCGCGTTAGCATCAGATATCGTCAGTGCTTGTCCGCTGATTGCGCCAGTAACTAATGTAGATGAATTAGTAATACTATTAACAGTTGTCGTAGGTAAATCAGCCGCTACGATACTAGAAGCAGCTGGAGTAGCTGTGCTACCAGTAGGGTTGCCGAAATATGTATGTGCAGCAAAAGTCGCAGCTCCCGTGCCGCCGTTTGCAACAGCAACTGGTGTAGTTAAGCTCACCGTAGGACTATCAGCAATATTACCTCCACCGGTTAAGCCAGTACCGGCAGTAACGGTTAATACGTTATATGCAGGAGCTGCTGACCCACTTGTTATGTTAGACAAGATGCTCTTGGAAGCGCAATTAGACAAACTAAAACTTAATACCGGTGCGGTTGTTGGACTAGCGATTGCAGCCGTAAATAGAGGGCTTAAATTTCCTGTTGATATTGTAGTTACTGTACCGGCTCCGGCATTACTGGCGACCCAAGCTGAGCCGTTAAATGTAGCCACTTGTCCAGTTGTAGCGCCAGATTGTAATAACTGACTAAGCAAAATAGCAGGACTAGCAGGATTCCATACACTTGCGCCGTTGTTCCATATGAGTGATTGCCCATTAGTTGCGCCTCCTTGTTGAATATTAGCTAGTGGAATAGTAGATGTAACTACATTCATACCAACCCAGACGGCCGCACTGGTTGCCACCGAAGTAGCCATATATAATGTTTGTGTAGTTTGATTAATCCAAAAACTACCTACGACATAATGCTGCGTATTGTCATTGGCAGCTGTTGGATTAGTAGTAGCAGTTAAATTGCTAAACGGAGCGCTCTTAGTAAGCCATGAAGAACCTGTATAGACAGAGACTGTATTATTCGTACTATTGAATAACCAGCTCTGTCCTGTAACAGGAGAAGTGATTGTAGAAGTCGATGGTGCTATGAATAAACCCGATTGAGCATAACTAGTGGTTATACACAAGCTAAGAGTTAATAATAGTGACCATAGATATTTCATCTTTATGTAGACGCTACAACAACGTAATTTGCACCATTACTCATAAATGTATAAGATTTATTAACCGTGGAGACTCCGAATCCAGAAGCAGCAGCTGCATTAACAGTTTGGGCTGATGTAGATGCCATTGTGATAGTGTTACTACCGCCTTTAACTTGTAAGAAGACAACAATCTGATGTCCGGCATGCCCTACTGCTGTTGGCAATGTGACAGCACAGGCATTCGATGTCGTATCTATAAGATAGGCATTATCAAATGCAGCAGCCAGTGTACTAGCTGTTACAGCGGATACTGTTGGCGTGTAAGTATTAGCAGCGGCAAGACTTATTGTACCAGCACCGTTAGTGACGGTCATATTAGCGCCAGCGGTTAATACATGGAGATTCAAACTGCCATCGGATGTTTTGCCGATTAGAAGTTGACCATCAGTAGCAGCAGTTCCAGCAGAACCGACACCACCATTAACAGGGGCTAAAACACCAGTTACACCACCGCGTGAATTATTTTCAGATAAGTTAATAGGCGGAATATCAAGAGGGGCTAGCGTTTGCGCTAAGACTGGGGTTGCTAGCAAAAATGCTAAAGTAAGTAGTAGGCGTTTCATATTGTTCTCCTGATTAAACTAATGGAATATTGAATTCTAAAGCATATGCTAACACGCTGGTTTGTACTTGTGAAGTTAGCCACGTACTTTCAAAGGTTAAAATTAAATTAGCCCAGCCCGATTGTAATATAGGCGGTTGATTAACAAATATATGTAACTGTGGATACCACGTCGTTAAACCCATTTGAGCTGATGTAGGTATTGTAGTATCAGCCATAACTGCTTGAATGAAGCCCATTACGTTAGATATAGCCGATGGGGGTAGTGGTATCCAATCCCAGACAGATGCTGCATTAGTAACAATTAGTTCATCGGATGGCGCAGTATTGGCGGCAAAATCTAAACGAAAATTAGGACTGCCGGGGCGGCTCCCAGCTATACCAACTAGTCCATTTGGTTTATAAGTTTGCATAAAACTGTAAATAGGGTCAATATATGTTGCCATTTTAATTCTCCATCGGAACACTTAAGCCATTATTTTCATAATAATTCCAATAGGAAGCGGCCTCTAATCGTTGTATGTAATTAAATCCCGCCAAGCTGATTCCAGAATACGCAACACTAATAGGAGTATCCCAGACAAATGATAGTCCATTAGAAGTATCATACCCACTATTTACGTGGTATGTACCACTGGCATAAGATAGTAAAATAGGTGATGTAATACTGTTAACTCCAATACCATATTCTCCAGTTTCTGTGCCGCCGCCGCCTTGTAGGACTGAAGTACCACCAGTTTGAAAGGCGGTAACTGAAAAATTTTGTGGATTCCAGAATACAAAACTGACACGCCCAACGCCATCTGTAGTATTAGCGTTAGACGGACGCACTGGGCCACCATATACATAATTTCCACTAAAGTCAGTAGCAAAACCAGGCTTTGAAATTACATTAAATATATTACTAATCCACCTACTGGATGGATTATCGATTACACCGCCGCTGGCTATATATATTGAACCAAGTAATAAATTAGTTGCGCTAGCGGGTTTGTAATACCGACCATCTGCACCTAAAGTCCTTGTAGGGGGTGTATTTAATCCAACCCAAGCGATTAATGAGAGTGTTGTGGGAAGTATAGATACATAAACATCATACATGCCAGTAGCAACTGTACTTAAGCTAATCGATGCTTCAGTAAAACTCAAGGTATTATTATTGATCGTTATAGTATCGCCAAAGCGTGGATCTGGCCCAAAATATAGCGTCGATGAGAATGCCGTGTCACCTAATGGCTGCCCAGTAGTACCGTATAATCGCCCGCTTTGGGAAACATTCGCGGTTGGCATAACGTTGACATTCGTCCAAACAGCCGTACTGGATGTTCCAGTCGTAGTACACATATAAAAAGCATTATTAGTTACATCATAATAACTATCACAAACTCCATTACGGTTTGCATTACCAGCTAAAACACCATTAGGACTACCTGAGTCGGTTCTGAACGCTGTCACAGCTCCGATTACATTACTGGCAAATAAGTTAGCCATTGGTAATTCGCCGCGTACTTCTTGCGGTACCGGGCCTGTGGTGCCTAATTCAATCTGCGGAGCTTGTCCTGGTTCACCACTATGATGGGCTTGCAACAATCCTGCTAATACTGGTGAATCAGTTCCACCTGGGACTAAATTAGGATTAAGAATTTCTCCGCCAGTTACAGCGACTTGTCCGTGAGCTAAATCTACATAAGCAACAGTGACATAACCTGCATCTGGTGAGGGGGCAACTTCACTGCCAGCCGTTGCTGGCGTGCCATATTTGACTTGAATATCACAAACGGCGTTGCGGACTGTATCTTGAGCGATACCTGAATTAGCTGGACCGTAATAAGGAGCAGCTGGGTTAGATATGTTGACGTAAGGTAACACCACAGGATCGCTATCTAATTGAATGTACCCTGCTTGAATAAGAATGTATTGAGCTTGCCCAGCAGACAAACCTGCATTGTCTAATAAAACTGACGTAACTAAATTGCCACCTAGTTGTAAAACTTGTGTCGTATTAGCCGGTAAAGAACCATAAGCCGATGCATCAACCGTTTGTAGTGATGCGATAAAGCCATTAGATATATTTAATGTAAGGGATGCAGGATCTTGAGGGGTAACGACTAAATTGCTGATTACTGTACCGGTAGCGCCCAGGACAGCTTGGAGGCTATTGGCGTCACCTATTAGGGAATTCACCCATCCGTTCAGCATGTCAGCGCTTTGAATTTGCTGAAGGGTATAGATAATCGGTCGTGACTGCATGTAATTAAATCCCCAGAAGTTAGTCTATTCTACCTTAAATTATACGCACAGAACATAATTTCACCAGAAGAATCTGCCGGAGCAGGCGTACTGAAAGTCAGTATTATCTGATTATTCACTGGATCTGGTACACAACCTACGATAGTGTTCCAATTTGGTACAACTAATGGTATATTCTGCTGATTAACAGTTAGCGCTATCGTAGCCGTGAGAGCATTAGCGGTAACCGCTACGTACCCAGCTTGCCCACTTATGGGAACCGATAGTACATTGGCTTGGATACCAACTGGCGCCGGTGTTGTGAAAATATAATTAATCGCATTAACTGACCGCCCGGTATAGTAGTACGACGTATTCCACTCTGGTTGAATTAATACAATGTTATTAACTGCATCCCCAGAATATTGATAATTCGTATCCCCTTGGTTAATTGCTGCTATCCCTACGCCTTGCGTGGAGTTTTCGATAGCTAAGTAATTTAATATTGTCCCAGATGGTACAGGTGCGGATGATGTTAAACCGATGCTTAATGCAGGCGCTGATGTTTGCCAGATACTAATAGGTTGACTTAACTGACAGAAAAATAAATAGAAACCAATTGAATTTGGTACATTAATTGTAAAGTTCCAGCGACCTGTAGCAATATTAAAGCTGCCGCCTGTGCTGAATGGATTAATAATCCCAGCGATATACTTAACAAATATCTGAGTACCTAGCAATACTATTTGATTGATTAGGTTATTAATTTGTCCAATTTGCGTTTGCAGCGCTGTCACGGGTTCAAAGAACCAGCCAGTCACTGAATCATAAGCTGATGCGAAATCATATCCCCAGAGACTGTAAGCTAGCTCTGTGGCTGGAGCTAATTGTATTTCGAAATAGCCTTGATAACGCGCTTGTGGATTACCATATAGAGCTGGAATCGTCGGACTGTCATAGTCATAATAGCTGCCGCCATAGTAGCCTGTGTCACTAGGGTTCCAGGGTTCGATTGGTCTTACAATAGTCCCCGGAAATGCAAAAGTAATAGCATTAACAATCGCTTCGCGTGTAACTTGAGGTTGAAATAATAGCGCTTTAATTCTGATACGGTAAGCATTGTCGGATTCTCCTGGTTGTTTAGGTAAATTATTACCAAAATAGTCCTGAGCAAATAGTACTAACGCATCACCGACAGCTGTATCTAAGCGGCACGCTTGCCATGCATAGTACAGTTGTTGGGATATGTAGTTAAGTTCAGTACCAGTTGCTAAGAATATTGCATAAGATATCCCTGCCACGGATCTAGCGTAATCAGATATCCAAGGATAAGGGAAGAAAGCCACCATGCGCAATGCCCAATCTTCCGGGGTGATGATGCTGACAATCCATGGCTGCTGTTGTTGCACTACTGCTGGTTGCGGCAACGGAAATATACTAACGTTAATTGGTAAGCTAACAACTAATGCTGATGTAGCGGCAAATGCAGGCGCGCCATTAGTAAATTGCAGATTAACTTGATTTGCGCCTAACGTTAATCCAATAGCAGTATTCCATGATGTGACTACAACCGGTAAAAAGAAATCTGATATTTCAGTAGCGATGCTGGCAACGTAATCACCCGGATCTATAGGTTGTTGCGTAATTTGTGTATTCTGCCCTGGTCCTACTTCTAAATAGGAGAATACAGATGGTACACCCGATGGAGAGCTGAAATAGAATGTCCAGGTATTACCAGAGATAACGAACCAGACTTGTGTATTCCATTGACATATAGGTATAACAGATCGCCCGGTTTGAACAGTGACAGCATAACTTGGTGTCCCTGACGGTAAGACGACGCTCTGTAAGCCTGATAATCCTGTTGGGATTGCAAGAATCGTAAGCTGAGAACCGGCATCGGCTGGTGCGCCGAAGCTAAATGTGGCTATATTGCCTGATGAGCCTGAGAGCCAGCAAGTTGTAGGAGTGGACATTTGTCCGCTTACTACATAATCTGAGACCAAATTAGGCAGTGTAACATCTATTGTTAATGCACTAGTCGGTACGTTAACTATTTCGCCAGCTACGGAGAGGGTTGGTATTAGGACGGTCATACAGCGCCCCCTTCAGTGTCTAGGTAAATTTTAATACCAAGCATTCGTAATACATGCAAAGCTTTTTCTATTTCGCAGGTCGGTTTGCCTTTTTCTAAATCACTGATGAATCTAGCACCCGTACCGCTAACTGTTGCAAGATCTGTCTGATGCAACGATACAGAGCGCCTTTTTTGGCGAACTAATTTGCCAATATTTAGCGCGTTAGTAATCATAAACATTTTAGTCGTATCAATACTGGTTCGTGGTATTTCTTTAATAGGTAAATTAAATAGAATATCATTCAGTAATGAATCTGATTGATTAGTTAAAATATTTTCTACTAATTCTTGCACAAAAGCAGGAGGACAATTAAATAGTTCACGTCCCGCTACCGCTAAGCGGGATAAACACTGCTTCACTATTGATTCAACGTCAGCAGCTGTATCAATCTCCCATTTTTTTGTTAACACCCAATTGCCATATAGTTCTTGCATGCGTCTATCGACATCTTTACTGATACCTATTTTACAATAGCCTGGCATTAAATTGTTAGTTGCTAAGTATAGAAACATAGTGGATTATCCTGCGTAAACTCCCACAAGCACAGTATTCACATTAGCCTGTACAACACCAAGCGTTGCAGGGATGAAATCTTTAGGTTGACCATTAACTGTTACAGACGACCACTCTACGGATGTAATTAATGTACTAGCAGCTTCGGCTACTGTAACTAAATTTGATAAGTACAATACCGCACCTGTTGGTAGTGAATTAACATAACCAATGATCGCCGTTTGCACAGCAGCCTCTACAGTGCTTAAGACTGTATTCGGTAGCACCGCAATGTTCAAGTTTATATTCGGTCGTACTGGAATAGCGGCAATAACACTAGATTGAATTGTATAACCACGTACAGTTTGTACTGCTGCAAATAATGTAGCTAATTGTGGCGATGTAACTGTTTCACCAGGGTTATTAGCTATCACCGTAAACCAGCCGCCTTCAGTAATTAATGATGGTGTTATACAATTTAATATTGTATAAGTGAAGTCTGGGAACGCTTGCTGACAAGCGGATAAAATAGCTAAATAAGTGCCTTTTGATAATGATTGAATATAGGTTTCGAATGCTGCTTTATAGGCATCATCAGATTGAAAATTGGCACCATTAACAATAGGTGCTAAATTTGTTACACTAGTGAAACCATATGACGATGAACCGAATGCAACTAACTGTCCTATCTGAACATTATTAGCTGAGCCTGGAACTAGCGCCTGCACTGATGCTGTGATAGTTGTAGGACCACCTGATGCTAATACGTAAGCCTGTAAGCCAGCATTGTAAGCTGCTTGCCCTGTATCAGCCACTAGTTGATACTGGATATTACTACCAGTAGTTTGAATAATTGTTCCTATCGGTATAACTAGCTGCGTAACAACCGGCAAGGGAACGGCTAGCGTAACTTGCCCGCTGGCGAATTGCGCTCCTTCGCGGGGGAAATTAAACTGCATACAGAAGCTATCAACATCAGGACCGAAACAAGTTTGTAATCGGGCAAAGAATACAGTTTGCTGGGCTTGATATTGCAAAAACACTGCGTTGGAGGCTGTGGCATTAGCAATGCCTTCAATTGGGTCGGCTACACCCAGCGTTGGTGTGACACCAGTTGACTGTGCAAAGGCAGCTATGAATTGAGTGACGAATGCTTGTAATGATTGCGTATTAAGAGCCATGATGTTTCCTATGGTAATGTGAGGTTAATCGTTTGTTTGTCCTGCCCAGTTGGAGTAATCACAACTTGAATATTGATTTGCTGCGGATTAGTAGCGCGGGTGACGGTTACGACTGGTGGAACGCTTGAATTACCAGTGGATGCAGCTAAGGCTGCTTGGTAGACTTTTTGCTGTAATACATTGATGAATGCCTGCCCAAAAACTTGTCCAAGCATTGTATTAGCACCTAAGCCAAATTCTGGATGAAATATCCAATCAGCGGGCTGGGGTAGCCCGGAGACGGAGTTTGTGGCTGGGTTAGTAAATAAAAATCGTTCAAAATTTTGTCTGATAACGTCCCAGTTTTCAGCCCACAGAAGCCCTCCATTGTTATTTAAAACAAAGTCGCCATTTAATTCTAAGAACAATTGCTTCTGAGCCATATAAAACCCCTAGAATATTATAGACGAATCCGGGGAACATCTGGTATAATAAATAAATCCGTCGGAGATACAGAGTCTTAGACGGTAGATAGCTTAGCGGAACTTCTGAACCAGATCCTTGATTTCTGTATATCACATGGAAATGACTAAAGAAGCATCCTAGTACAAGGTAAAGCTAAGCGTCGAAAGCCCTGATTGAGAACCGGAAGCCGTAAGGGGGATGGGTTTCAAAAGGGGCTTTTACTATTAGTAACGTCTGCCGTTCTAGAAATTATCACCGATGTTACGGGGCGGTAATCTTAGCAGACGGGAGCTAAAGGTTTTCTCCAACTTTACGAATTCCGTAACCTGAATCCGCTTGCACGATGCGGGCTATTCTCCCGCATTTCCGGACTACAACGACCGGGTCCTGATATATTAGACGAATCGTACTTAAAAATTATACCTTATTCTGAGATTCTGTCACTACAGTTGCTTTAGGTTTCTTGTGAAAATGTGAAGCAACACTGTGCCCAGCTTTCTTTAAAACAGTTTCAGTTTCTTCAACTGCTAAACCGAAGCAAGCAGTAGCGATAATAATCGGGATAATGACAACTGAGAATAATAAACTAACTGTGATCATGTGAAATACTCCTTAAGATGCGTTTGCGTTTTGGGCTTCGTCTGATGATGAAATTGGCTGATTAGGCGTACCGGTTGTTCCGCCCTGTGGATCGGGATGAGTATGATTATTATATACCTGAGCGGCTACGTCTGTAAGTATACGCTTCATCGTTCCAGTTCCCAAATTTACTGTATCAGACTTAATATTACTAGTTTGACTGACTACATTCACGATACCATCCGGCACATTCAAGTTATACGTATTATTATTACCCGTAATAGTAATGGATAATTCCGCATCATTAGCATCTATATTGATCGCATAACGTCCATTACCCTGAACGCTATCAGCTGTAATGCTCAGAATCTTGGACGCTAAACCTTGATTCACTGATGTAACTGATTCATTAGTGTTGGCATTATTAGTCTGCCCATCGGAAGCAGAATTACCTATTGTTAGTATGGAATTAACGGTAGCAGGCTGTGAACCACCACTACTAGCATTTGTACCAATAGCTTGAACACCTATTTCTAAATTTTGATTCAATACAGATGGTGCATCTTGTTGTTGAAGAACTGGCGATGGATTTGTTAAACTGATTAACTTAACTGTATTCTGATTACTAAAATATAAATAGTTACCCGACGCATGCTTAAACAGCCACTCTCCAGCTTGCGCTGCTACACCAGACTTATCTTGATAACCAGATGGTGGAACGTCTTGTAAATTAAACGTCTGTACACCAACAACATAGAATGCCTTCTTCTGCCCTAAGACATGTATTAATACTTGTTCCGGTGCAGCATTAGGATTATTCACTTGCCCGGTTAAATCAGTAACTGTAGCACCGCCGAATGGCAGTATTTGAATACCTTCTTGATTACCGGACTTCATTGTTCCTAAAGGAATCCAGCCTGTTTCCATATATGTTTGAGTGTCATTAGTCCATGTGGGGATAACGCACTTAATTTTATTAGTCGTGGGATCTACGCCAGAAATATGTCCGATAACAGTAAAGACTTTGCTGTTACTTTGCTCCTGGTT